CAGCCTGGATAACTTCTGCGGCTTCTTCTTGTAGGATAGCCATAACTTCGTATGTTTGTTCGTCCATATTATCTCTCTCTTGCAAATGGGCTAATGTATTGCCCGGCACTAGTAGTACTTGTCTTGAGTGTTTTAAAAACATTCTGCACACCCACTGCTTGATTCCACGCATCTTCTAGGGCATGATGTTTTAGCACAGGTGGACGATTTGGATTAATACCAATGTCAAACAGTGTACGTGTGCAACGTGCTTCCCAGAAACTCCAAGGCACTGCTTTGCCAATCTTTTTAAACACATGCTCGCAGATCACAATGTCAAATGCGGCACCATGGCTCCATACACGTTTAGCACCCCAACAAAATTTGTACAGTTGATTAAATGCATCTACAATGTCAATTCTGTTGTCTTCGCTGAATGCTTCGTCTTGAGCTTCTTTACTTTGATTTGCCCACCAAGCAATTGTATCGTCATTGGTAGCTAGTCCAATGCGATCACAACTGTCCAAGTCTACGCGAACATAGAACTTTTCACATTTTGGATCTTTTATATCGTCGCCAAAGGGATCAAACTTTACTGCTCCGATCGTAAGAATGGCAGCATCCGGAGATGTTGCCAAAGTTTCTAAGTCGATCATAATATCTGTATTTGCCATATAAATTTCTTTCTTTAAGAAACTTATTATAACATATACAGACTATTAGGTCAATACATTTTTTTAGGTAATGACTCTTTTTCTAACTGTTTTCGCCAACGAGCCTTGGCTGCACCTTTTTTACGTTTGCGTTCAGTAGTTGGTTTCTCATAAAACTCTTTTGATTGAAGAGTTTTAAGTGTGCCCAAATCTTCAATTTTATTTTTGAAGCGGCGTAGAGCACGATTAACGTCTTCGCCTTCTTTTAGAACAATTACTGTTCCTTTGATATGATTATTCCTCATCAGTTTCCTCTTCTGGTTCATCATTTGCTTGGTTTAGGGATTCTAAAATCCAGTCTAAATTATATATCCTATTGCGACTAATCAGCCCCCAAGGTGTGATTTCATCGCTGGTCAAATAGAATGTATTAGGTTGTGCTAGTAAAAAACTAACAAATTGTTTAGTAGTTGGATCGCAGTTATCAATATCTATAATGATAAAGTCAGCCTGTTGACTAACACTCAGCATCCACTCTACATTTGATTCGTCTGTATCGTAGATATAGACATTTAAATCATCCATACTTTGGCTTAACAGTTGTTGGAACTGCATTTTTACCTTAGTACTTGGTTTGATTAACAGATATCCGGGATTAAGATTAAACAGCTTATCCGGTGGCGTGATTAAATTGATTCTTCCAAGGTTCATGTTTTCGTTCATATGTATTAATTAGCTGTCTCTGTGTTTAATACGGTTCCAAAGAGAGTTAGTAGTTTGTTCGCTATTTTGCACATAGCTTACTCTTTGAACTTCTTCACTTGTTGTTCCTGATCCTTGATCATGTAACTGCTCTTTTTTTTTGATTCTTCTGAGGCAGCTTCATCAAACTGCTCTATAATTTCCCAAGGCAAATTATCTATTTCGCCTGCATTGTACTTGCGTTGTTGTTCGTAGATATTAACATCTGGATTATCTTTTTTCCAGTTTTGTAACTCGTCAGTCCACGCAACATTTACCATTTCATCGTCCACCTTGGCTATCATCTCAGGTGCAGATTCTTCTGGTTTATGAACCATAGGAGTAGTACCTGTAAAGTGATTAAACGGTGTTAACAAATATGGGTGGCTTTCAAGTATTGACTTTTCTTCTGCTACAGGCTTTGGCTCTTCAAGTTCCGCTTCAAGATTGTCAGCAGGATGTTCGCCTGGGTCTACAAACTTCATAGGTTCTTTAGCAGTATTGTCAAACATCCAACCTGGTGGGTGCGGATTATCTAGTGTAGTTTCTATAATCTGCTCAACTTGGTCTTTCGTTAATGGGCCGTCATCAGGTTCGTATGCAGGTGTAACTGACTCTTCTTCTTTGGCTTGACGGAACCATTGGAATGAGTATTGGCTTGCTAACAATAGGATAACAGCCAGTGGGTCAAACACAATAACAATAATAATGATTACCCAGGTGACAGCTTTTTCTAATACATTAGCATCGGGATTATCACCGTAGATAAAATTAGCAATATATTTGATTGGCCCTACTTCTGCCTCCACTTTGCGTACTTCTGCGGCAACGGGCGCACGTTGTTCATTGAGTACAGTGATCCTTTTTTGAGCTTCTGCAATGTCTGCAAGGAGGCGACCACGTTCTTTCTGTTGGGCTCTGCGTATGGCAACTGCCTTGTCCGCCCCTTTTTCATCTGAACTGCGACCCATAACTTGGTCCACAGCCTCATCCATTTGTTTGAGAGCTTTGCGATTAGCATCTATGTTTTCTTTTTCTGTTTTAATCTTTTCGTCATATACTGCAATCTTAGCCTGTACATCACCTGATACTAGACCGGCATCACTATGTGCTTTGCTTAGGAATCCAAAGATACCCATTGAGGTGATTATCATTAGAATAGCAATAGCGGCTAACAGATAACCTTTGATAAAAAACGGAGCACGGTGCCAATTTAACTTTAACCATACTGTGGCAATTAGTTTACTAATTTCTAACACTACACCCATTACGATAATCGGTATTACTGCGGCTGCAAAGATACTAACTAGTCCTGCTACACTATACCAAATGGCCACAGCAGAAATAGTTAGGCCACTTAAGAGTGCAAACCATGCAATAGATTTATCAGCTAATGTTATCTTCATAGAGTATATTTATTACATTTTTTACAGGTATTATTATACCCACATAATTACTTGAAGATTATCAGTGCCATTAACATAGCTTGTACAAAGAAGCCAAAGCCAATTGTGATGATGTTCAATAAGTCTTTAGCAATTACGCTTCTAACAAAGAATGTAAACAAGCCCAACCACATTAAGGCAACCATATCAACTGGTGGCAACTTTTCAGTGAGCCCAGTGAGTACTGCAACCAGTGTAGGTATAGTGGCCAAGTGTACTAGGATAACAGCAATCCATCCTAGAGTTTCTGCACTAAGATGTCCGATGTTCTCAGTAATACTATCTCTCATCTTTTTAAGATTAACTAACTCTCGTAAACTAACTTGCATAACTTTCCTTTATTTGTAAAACACATGACCTGCAATAACAGCTACTTTTTCTCGATTCCATTTTGGATTGATATGAGTAGCGTGGAAGTATAACGCCTTTTGGAGACTAGGTAAACGGAAACCTTCTAAGAGAACCTGACGTGCAACCATTTCACTTTCTTTGAATACGGCTGTGTTTTTTGGCCTCATTATAGTAGCTGTTTCGCAGTACCAACTAAACTGACATAGTACACGTTCGTAGACCACATTCTTTTGATAAACTACTTGACAAATATCCTTGGGGAACTGTCCGCTTTCTGCACGATTAATAGTAACCTGTGCTACAGCAACCTTACCTTCAAATGGTTGATTGCCTGCTTCGTAATAGATGTTACGAGCCAAGCATTCTAATTGCTTGTTTCTAACTTCGGCAGTTATTGATGAGTTATTCATAACCAACTGCTTGTTTGGGTCAAGTTTATACATGACCGCTTTGTATCCAATCCATCCAACAAGTGCTAGACCAATCAATACAAGTAAGATTTTAATGAGTTTAATCATTTACTTCTCCTTTTTATGATAGTTACTTACTTATCTACGCATTTTAGAAATATCTATGGCCTGTTCATCACTGAATACCGGCACTGCATTGCTCTTATGCATAGTGGCAATACCCTTAACCTTAGTGCCTGTATAGACCTTAGGTTGTGCTAGGGTAGCTACACCGCTGTCTTGACCCAGACTCTTAATATGAGCAGTGCTACGACCAGCGGGAACTGATAGGGAGTAAGACAAAGGCTCTGCTTCCATTGCACGTCGACGTTTGCGCTCATCAGCTTCAACGCCCCATCGCTTCTGTAACTCTTGCCACTCTTTGTCCAATTGTTCACTCTTACGTTTGGCGTCTGCAGATGCAAACTTTTGTTTGCCTTTTCGTTTACCTGTGGTACTAAGCCACGGGCCTTCAAGATGCATACTCATATTAGCTTTCTAGTAGTTAACATAGACTTATTATACAGTCTAATTACTTGATAGTCAACTAAAATGAGCCCGCTACCATTTCTAGTAGTTCTTCATGTTCATACGATTCATATTCCTCGTTGAACTCATATATGGCATCATCGATACCTTCCCAACCTTTTACACCCAGCATTTCAAATAATTCTTTTTTGGTTATAGGTTCGTTACGCATATGGCTAACCCAAACTGATGTCATAATGATACAGGCAAATACAGTTCTGTCACTATACACTTCGTTGGCTTCACACCATTGAATAGTACGTTCCATGTAGTATCGAATATCTTCAATTCTATGCTCTAATTGAGCAATCCAATCTCGAGTTGCTTTTCTATCCCACACTTTTTTCATACCCTAAAACTTTCACCACATCCGCATTTATCTCGTTCATTAGGATTGCGGAATTCAAATCCTTCATTGAGGCCGTTACGGATCCAATCAACTGTTAGGCCTTTTAAATAGACTTCTGATTTAGCATCAACTAATAAGGCAAAATCTGGATGAGCGTAGTTGGTTACACCTACTTCAGCTTCGTAGCTATCCACAAATTCTAACACATAGGCTAACCCACTGCATCCTGTAGTTTTTACACCTAGCCTGATACCTATACCGCGGCCTCGTTTGGTTAACTGTTGTTTGATCTTTTTAGCCGCTGTGTCTGTTACGGTAATCATTTACGGCTGCTTTGATGGCATCTTCAGCCAATATTGAACAATGTATTTTAACTGGCGGTAAGGCTAGTTCTTCGGCGATTTCGGAGTTTTTAATTTCTCCGGCTTTGTCGATGTGCATTCCTTTGACCCACTCCGTAATGAGGCTCGAGCTCGCGATAGCCGATCCGCAGCCATACGTTTTAAATTTTGCATCTGTAATAATACCTGTATCATGATCAACCTTTATCTGTAATTTCATCACATCGCCGCAAGCAGGTGCGCCAACCATACCAGTACCAATATCAGGATCACTCTTATCAAAAGATCCGACATTCCTGGGATTTTCATAGTGGTCAACTACCTTATCACTGTAAGCCATAACAAGTTCTCTCTCTGTAAGTATTGCCTTCTGAGGTGTGTACTTCTTTCCATGCTGTACAATTCTGTTGTAATGGTTGTACAACAATAGGCTGTTGTTCTATGACAACAGTTTCACGACGATTATTATTAGCAATGGCCGCGCCAACTACTCCGCCAATAACTACAGGCGCTAGCCAATAGCCGAAGCTAGGACCATGCGGACGATGACCATGATGTCTCCAACCATGATTATGTTGAGCAAATGCTGTAGCACTGACAGTTAGTAAAAGAACAGTTAAAAGTTTTTTCATATTATACCCCTTGTAAGTATATAACGTATTTACCAGGGGTTTCGTTGACTTATTTCTTGTCCGCTGGCTTACGTTCGTTCTTAACTGCGGTAACATCGTTACGAGTTTCTTTGCACAACTTAGCCAAATCTTGGCAAGCCTTACGAACACGAGTACCTGCGGCACCTACCTCTTTGTCGTAGAACTTTTCAAAGTCTGCTTCCATTGCCTCAACGATTTTTGTGAATTCTGAATATTTGTTTGTTGCCATGTTATGGTCTCCTTTTGTTATATTAGTTATTGTTTGTTGTTGTAGACGTCTGCAGAAGTGATTCTAACCAAACTTTACAGTCTGGCCAATTTCTATAGATATGTGCATGTCCACCGGCCCTAATCCATTCTTCGCAGTTACTTGTACGGTCATCAATCAGTATGTCACCAGGCTGGCAACGTACCCATTTGTCATGACTGTATGGTCCAAGAAAAACTGGAATACCTGGAAAATGTTTGTATGCCCAAAATACTTTATCTTGAATTGCCCAAGGCATGTCGTTATTATGTGGAATTGCACTTAAAAAGTAAAGTTCAGTATCTGGGTTACGGCCAACATAACGTTCACACCAGTCAACTAATTTCCGGGCACCTTCTTTTAAAGGAAGTTTGCTGTACATACGCTGATCATCTCTGAGACTTCGCCACTTGTCGTCTGGAACCATCTCGCCTTCTTTCCATTCCATACGTAAGTATGCACGAGCATATCCCATCCAATCGGCGACAACGTCGTCCATGTCTAGATAAATTTTCATTAATTATGAATTGGCAAATACGTTTGGTGAGCCAGCGGCCACACTGGTACAACTAGTAATAGCATCTCCCACTCTACCACAGCCTAAGTTGTTTATAAAAACAGTAGGAGAACCAGTGGTAATTGGCGCGGCATGTGACGGGCAAGAGCTTCCACCTGGAAGCAAATGTCCAGTGTTCACATCAGTTTGGCGACTAACAGCAATACTGTTAGCAAATACATTGCCTGAACCGACGGCTCTGGTCATTCCACTACAATGTGCTACGTCTGCATCACCTATTCTTGTTACTGCGGGCATATTCTTTCCTCATTAATTCTTGTAATCGATCATTCCATTTTGCCAATTCATCATGCTCTTCATCTGTGTGCGGCCCATCTGGGATGTGTGGAAGGAACTCAATCACATGATCAAAGTCGTCTGGTATGTCTTCATATTGTGTGTAAGTTTCTAAAACACCATTACGTTTTATTACAAACTTATGCATGATGTTAGATTAAGGCAATGCCAGTAGTTGATTCAAGAAACTGTTTAGCAAACGCTTCATCAGTTGCTTCTGCTACTGTAACTGTGGACTTTTGCAAACGAACATCTGCATCTGGACTAACAGTAAACAAGTAGGGCATTAGACCAGGGCCTTTAGGACCCATACCAATTACTTGTATTCTTGATAACTTATAATAGGTATCAGTTTCTTCTACCAATTTAGCAATAAGTTCTTCACCGCTGGTTAGCTTTAATGTGATAACTTCGCCTATGCCCACGCCTTTATTAATTAACATTTTTAATTTCCTTATTAGTATCCGGTACCATTGAATCCGGTTTCGTCAATGTATTTTCTTAATTCTGTAAATCCACCAATGGATGTTCCATTGATGATAATTTGAGGGACTGTTCGAGCATTTGGTACTGCTTCTAACAATTCTTCTTTGGTATATCCATCTCCGATTTTACGTTCTTCAAATTTAACACCTTGTTGTGTTAATAATGCCTTTGCTTGATCGCAATAAGGGCAATGGTACTTTGACCATAAGATAACTGGGTTTGTCATAATTTCTCCGATGTCTTATTATAGCACAGGCAAGGCATCATAGTCAATACCTTCACCCATAATTCCGATGACATAATTAGTGCTTTCATTCTCTTGCAATGCTGTTTGTTTCTTACTTGTGTCGCTGTGCTTGTTAAACCAAGGAATGGGAGTAGACTTTGGCGCAGGACTTTGATATTTAATACCTATATCCTTTAATGCTCCTACTGCTGTATAATCAACAAACTCTTTAAGGATGTTAGCATTAAGACCAATTACTGGACCTTTATTAAACAAATAGTCTGCCCATGCCTTTTCCTCACGAATTACATCCATGTAGAGGGCATATACTTCAGTTTCACACTCAACCTTAGCTTGAGCAAAGCGAGGATCTTCCTTAACAACTTGATTGATTAAGAAAGCCGTCCAACCTTTGTGTAGCAGTTCGTCTTGTAGAATTAAACTGATGATGTTACCGTTACCAATAAAGATCTTGTTCTCTACCATGGCCAAACTTGTAGCAAAGCTAACCATAAAGCGAAACGCTTCTAGTGCATAGCTGGCATGCAGTGCCATGTAGATTGCTTTGATGTGTTCCTTCTCGTTGACTGAACCATCCATTTCTTTCATACAGTTAATTCTGTGTAACTTTTCATAGTGCTCTCCAACACTTGATGCCATTTCCACAATTTCTTTAGTATCATGGATTGTATTAAACACATCCTTTGGCACATTGTAGATGTTGCGGATTATATGGCTGTAACTCTTGCTGTGAATATTAGTTTCAAAGAATGTCCAGTTGTATACCAACGCTTCTAGCTCTGGCAATGATATCACAGGCATAAAGATTTGGCTTGGGCCACGACCTTGTAAACTATCTAGTGCTGTCTGACGTAACAAGTTGCTGGTAAAGATGTGTTTAACAGCATCACTAGCATCTTTAAAGTCATTGCTGTCTTTAGTCAAACTAATCTCTTCAGGTTGCCAAAAGAAGCCACGTGCTGTTGCTTCAAAGTCTGCTATTTTTTTATATTTAACTTCTTCAAAGCGTTGGATAGTAACCGGACCTGCTGGATCTAGAAACATTTTGCGATTAAGATAGTCTGTCTTTGTGTTTAAATTATATTGTGCTTTACTCATTAATATTTTCCTGATGCAAGTACTATCTTGCAAATGTGTTCTAATCTTTCTATGTGTTCAAAAGCCCGCCATGGTGTTGTATCAATGGCAACTACTCCGTGGCCTTTAATGCCTACAATGTCGTAAGCAATGTTACCTTGTTTATCTAACTTTAAATTCTTATGACACTCATCAGCAAGCTCTTGGCTGATAGGAGGTACATCTCCTACATTGGGTGCTACTTTGGTATAACGATTAAGTTCTGGAAACGCATCGCTAATAGTACTCAACTCAATCCCGGCATGCATAGCCGCAATACAGTAAGTAGGATGAACGTGTACTACCACGCGAACCTCACCTGTATGTTGTCCCATTTCTCGTTGTAAGCCAAAGTGTAGTGGTAGCTCTCCACTGGGCTTTAGATTGGCACTGATTTCAGTGTAAGGTAGTTCTTTGCTGACATGATACAGACGAGGAGGTTGATCAAAATAACCTTTCTCAATGCCTATCTTCTTAAACTGATCAGGCTGTAGGGTTTGTTTACGCACACCGCTAGGTGTAATGTAAAAGTGATCACGGTCGTGATGACGTATACTTACGTTGCCATCACGACTGGTAATCCAATTACGCTTGTAAGCGTCTACCATTATGTCACATATTGTTTCTAACATTATTGTATTTCAATTACTCAGTAATTGGTGTAATTTCTACCCAGCTAGTAGTTTCCTCATTCCATGTATAATACTTACCGTCAGTTGGGTAAGCTACTGGAGGTACCCATGCACAGACTGTTTCATCAAATGTCCAACTAGCAGGATGTTCAATTGCTTTAAAGGTTGCAATCTTTGCTGCCTTTTCTTCGGCGGTAAGTTCAACTTCAAAATGTACATCACGTACTATGTCATCATCGCCTAATGTATAGGTTGTTTCAATTCGAACATACGGCCCACTAGGACTAGGCGTAGGGATTCTTTCAAATTTCTTTAAATCACCGGGCAATGCATCCGGATTAAAATTTACAATTGTATAATACAAGTTGCTTTCTAAAATAGGATGATTTACTATTTCGTTATTAACGTATTTTATGTATAAGTTCATTTTTATCTCCAATTTACAATTTACAGCTTTCGCAGTCTTCTTCGTTGTCAAAGTTAATCGGTTCTAACATAGCCGGAGCGTCATCAGCAATTGCCTTGCTGCCTGCTTTGTTAATCAAACTGTAGTAGAATGTTTTCAATCCCCACATGTGTGCCTGCATCAAGTTCTTGGCAATCAATGTAGTTGGCACCTTACGGTCCGCAAAATGTGCAGGATTGTAAAATGTGTTAGTGCTAATACTTTGATCAACATAGGCTGCAATCACAGCCGCTGTCTTTAAGTATCCGTCACAGTCTTTTTGTTCCCACATTAGTTGATATTTATTTTTAAGTTTAGCGTACTCAGGAACAACCTGTGTAAACGATCCTGCTTTACTTTCTTTAGTTGAAATTAAACTCATTGGCATTTCGATACCATTAGTACTGTTAATAACAACACTGGAACTCTCCACGGGCGCAACAGCCATTTGTGTAGCATTACGAACTCCGTATTCCTTCATTTGAGCACGTAGAGTTTCCCAATCAAGTTCAGGAGCAAAGTTTGTCAATTCATTTACACCCTTGGCACGTAGTTCCCATGGAAACACGCCTCGGCCATAACGTGTTTGATCACTGTGTTCACATCGTCCACGTTCTTTAGCAAGTTCAACACTAGCTTCAGTTAGGTAGTAGGCTTGATGTTCCATCCACGCCTTGACTTCAGCCAAGCTGTCTCGTTCTCCGTACCTGAGGCTTCGCTTGGCATGCCAGTAGGCAAGGTTGGTGATACCGATTCCCAGTGGTCTGATTTCATCGTTGGATAATTTAGACTGGATGGAAAGAAAGTCTTGATAGTCAAGAATGTTATTGAGGCTACGATGCAGTATGCGGCAAGCACGGCGCATGTCTTCTGGGTTACGGAACGCACCCCAATTGATTGAGCCCAATGTGCAAAGTGCGATACGACCATCGCTGTCATCCAGACGTTTAAAGGATTTAGTAGGTAAAAGTATTTCACAGCAAAGGTTACTCTGGTAAATGGTGTCATACTCAGGGTCAAACGGTCCCTGGTTCATGACATTGTCAATAAACACTAGATAGATGCGGCCTGTATCAGTGCGCTCTTTCAATATGCCTGATTTGAATACTTCTTCAGCACTCATTGTCTTAGTACGCAGGTCTTTACGTTGCTCATACTTAACATAAAGTTCTTCAAACTTTTCTGTATTGCTGTAGAAAGCTTCATATAAGTCTGGTACTTCGTTAGGATCAAAGAAGGTTATGTCTTCTTTGTTTTTAAATCGTCTCCAGAAGAAAGCACTAAGCACAACCCCATAATCCATATGACGGACTCGGGTTTCTTCTGTTCCTTGGTTGTTCTTAAGGACAATAAGATCATCAAACTGATGATGCCAAATAGGATAAAAAACAGTAGCACTTGCATTACGAATACCTCCTTGTGAACATGAGCGCAAATCTCCAAACCACTTCTTCAAGAAGGGAATCATGCCAGTGTGCATGATTTCTCCGCCACGGATCGGGGAGCCCAATGGGCGTAGTCGACCGATTTCCAATCCAATCCCCGCTCGCTTACTGGCGTACTTAGCCATCATCTCACCAGAAGCAAATATGCTATCCAGATCGTCGTCACTGCGGATAAGAACACAACTAGAAAACTGTTTAGTAGGAGTGCCGAGCCCAGCCAGCACAGGTGTAGCAAGAGTAAATAGACCATCAGAGGCTGCATTGTAATATTCCTTAATATAGCGCATACGAGCCGTATTTGGCTCTTCCTTATGGAACACAGTTGCTGCCGCAATCATATATCTAATCTGCGGTGTTTCATAAGTTTGCTTTGTACTGCGATTCTTAACTAGGTATTTTTCAATTAATTGTTCAATGGCTGCACAGCTATACTGTTCATCTTTCTCATGATCCAGCATGTCATTCATCTTGTTCCAATCTTCTTCACCATACCACTCAAGCAGTTCTGCCGTGTATAAGCCAGTAGCTATATTTGTTTTTACAATCTCGTAAAGGTGGGGAGGCTCGTAACTGCCATATACATCCTTACGCAACATTGATAGTCGTTGCTTGCCTGCTACATATTGATAATTAGTGTGTCCAATATCAGGATTAGCTTCTACATCAATAAGATTAACAATGGCTCTAAGCGTGATCTCATCTACTTCTCTAGTAGTGATTCCGTCATAAAAATGCGGTTGGGCTTTGATTTCAATCATTGATTGACTAACATCTGCAATCCCACTACATACCTTTGCAATCTGTGTCTGCCATTTTTCAATCATTAATGGCTCTTTTTTTCCGTCTCTTTTGATTACAGTTATTGTTGTCATGTTATTAAATTATTGTCTAGGACGTATTTAGTGGAGCTGCTTAATTGTATAAATCTTTTGTGTTTTCAAAGACTTAGGTAAATTTTTAACATCCGTCCAATCTTCATTGTAATATACTTTATCGTCTATAAACAACAAATAATACACTGTTTTATTGACTGTGTCAATTGATACATTTATCTTTGGTTGTATATCTTTAAAACGCTCAGTTAACTGTAGAGTATAACACATTCCTAAAATTAAATTGAATTCACAATACTCATTTTCACTAATCAATTCCCAAGGTGTTGGCCAAGTGGATGAGTCATAAGGGTCAGTGTATACTTTGACACGAGGAAGTCGTAGAAAAAATCTTGAAGTATCTTCTAATGGATTATTGGATGTTTCCAACTGCTGCCTAAGTTGATACCAGGCAGCTAATTGGCGTTTAATTACTCGCTCGTCTAATAGCATTAACTAATAATTGAGTATGTGTAGGTTAGTCTCGAAGGAGCAATAGTAGTGTCAAGTGTATTGTCATTATGATATTTGAATACTACACATCCGTTGACAATCGCTGCATCAAAATCGATTCTTGTGTCTTCAGCTGAATTTCCTGTATAGTCATAGTCGTCTACTATTTGCAAAGCACTAGTGCCACTATCAACTGCTACGGTTAATTTACCACGTCGCATTTGTGTATTAGTAGAGTTTTCTAAAATATAAGTTACTTCAATGCCACAGCTACTAGTAAAAGGTATTCTAAATAAATTAGTATAACTTGGTGTTGGAGTATAAATTAAACTTAACGTTCTAGATTCTAGATCACTCCAATTAGCTTTGCCTGTAATTTCAGGAACATAGTCTGCAGTTAAATTATAAGACAATGACTTGTCTATTAAAGATCCGCTAATATCGTAATAGATATCAACTGCTCTATCAAAATTATCTTGAACTGATGTATTACCCACTGGTACAAATTTAATTTGGCTATAGACACTGTTGTCATTGCCTGCACCTTCATTGCCCACATTAACAAATGTGTTGCCTCTAGTCTTGTTGCCAGTACCGTTGGTGATGATAACACCCTCATTATCAATGGTGTCAAAGTAGCAGTTTTCAATTAGGTTCTTTCTTGGACCATATTGATAAGCACTAGGACGATCTTCTGGTAATGTTGCCATTACAAAGTTACCAAAGTTTACACCATACTGCGAACTTATGAATTCACAAGCAGAGAAGTGGTTGTTAAAAATATCTTGCTCAGCATATACCCCGTGTTTGACAGCACTGGCAGAGACATTGACAAATTTATTTCTTTGACAAGTCACTACTGAACTGACCGCATACATGGCAATAGCATTGGCATTAGTGGCTGTGGGATAATCACCAACAATTTTAACATCTTCAATGATAGAATCTCTTACGGCATTCATCTTAATGCCAATAGCACTAGAAGATAACGCAGTTAGAGTAAAGTCTGCTAGTCTGCAAAACTTAGGTTGATTGTTATAGGTTGTTGATCCAAGTGTACTGCGCAGAGTCTTTGTTGATGTATCGTTAACAAATTCAAAAGCAGTGCCGGTACCTGTATAGGTAAACTTAGTCTTTTCCTTGCCGCTGCCTTGAATGCTCACATAGCTAGGCAAATAGATAGTGGTATTGAATGTATACTCGCCTGGTGAAAACATCAATGTTACACGACTTTTTACACCATTGGTTGCATTGTCTAAAAACAAGTTGTCGATAGCACGTTGAATTTTAACTGCTTGGTTTGATGATCCAGATACTATATCATAATCTGCAGATGAGACGTGATCGTCGAGTTTGCTTTGTAATGTACGTACTACAGGAAAATTAGCATCTGCACCTGTTTGAATAGGAGCAGTGTCGTTTGTATATGTGTAAGTCCCATAGTCTAACAAATTATCAGCGTCTGTTAGCACTTTGATGTTGTCTACAGCAGGAGCACCTTCTCCTACACTGCCGCTGCCAATCCACAACTCTTGTGTATCTATTGCCCACGCTAGTTCTCCGCTAGCTAGCTGTGGAATAGGGGTTTCGTTTGCTCTACCTCTACGTAGTTGAATTCTGCTTATTTGTACAACAGCCATTGAAATATCCTCGTTATACGATATTTAGCTGTTCAAACGGTAGTACTGCTCCACTCGCTTGCACCACTCTTCTGTCCAGTAGTCAAAGTCCTTGGGTTCCAGGATAAACTCCTGATAT